ATAATTTTATTCTCAAACTTGATATGAGGCAGTTTGTATTCTTTATCGCCGTTTCCGAAATACTGCGCATTCCGGTGCAAATCCAGAATACCGTTATCCTGACTGATGATATTCTTTTCTGCCGTGCCGGTGGTCTTGCTTGCCAGAATATGAAACTTTTTCGGACTTGCCGAAACCATCCGCATGAACTTGACACCTGCGCCGACAGTCGTCTTTCCTGATGCCGTTGTGCCCTCTAAAAATTCAGCCCTGACGTTTGTCGTATTGATAAAATCAATATATTTCTGCGATAACGGAAATTTATTCGTCAAGACCCTCACCGCCGATTTGTGCGAGCATGTCAGCGAATTTCTCGGACGGCTCAACCGATGCGCTGACTTTCAGCGTATATTCTCCGGTCATTTTGTTGAGCGTATCAATCGCCCTGATACGGTCGGACGGCTCGACATGGCTTGCATCACGGATTATGTCGGACAAAATTACCTGCCGTTCTTTGGCGGTCAGAATCCTGCTGTCCTGCAATTTCTCTGAAAGTTCTTTGATATACTGCTGAATCTCCACATTTCTCAACAGTTCATCGGTTCGATGTTCCGCATAGCTCTGACTGTAGCCGGCTTTTCGGGCGGATTCCGCACCGTTGCCGGACTGTACATAATATTCAGCGAATTTTTTCTGACGTTCGGTCATGATGCACCGCCTTTCTGAATGGGAAAAGCACCGGAATTTCTTCCGATGCTTTCAGGGGGAATTTTCGAGATTTGGAAAGTAACAGTATCTGCATTGCTTCTATGATACCATTATATCACGTTTCAGGGTGCAAATCAATGCAAATCTTGTCAAGTGCCTGCTTATGTTTATATTTGACATTTCTTTCACTGTAATGCATTTTCTCTGCTGTCTGCTCGAATGTAAAATAATTCAGATAGTGCCAGACAAGAACGGCCTGCAAATCATTGTCCTCAATCTGCTGAATCGCCGTTGTGATTTCCTCACGGATGTGAACCAGTTCTTTCAGTTTTTCTTGTGTCTGCCGTTCCGTGACAGCTAACCGGATAAGTGCATCTTCGGTGGAATTTCCGGAAGGACTTCCGGCAGATTCTGAAAATGTTCTTGAGAGTCTCTGTGCAAGGGATTTTTCCCGTTCGTATTTTTCGAGATAGGCTTTTGCGGTTTTTTCGGCATAGAACGCACGGTTGAGCCAGTTTCTTTTTCTTGCCTGTTCATCAGTCATGATTCTTCTTCTCCTTCCTCATAGAATCCGTAACATATCTGGTCACAGATAGATTTGCAGTGTTCCGGACTGGGTGCATCATTTTGCAGAATGCAATGTTCACAACGATTGTATTTTTCGCACTGACGGCACTGGTCTCCGGTGTGATAGGACGGGCATTTCATCTCGACACACCAGAATTCTTCGCATTTTTTGCAGGGATTTTTGATAGATTCGATTCTGATATAGATTCCGGGAACATCTGCCCAGAACTTTTCGCAGATTTCCGAACATACAAGAGCATCATCCTTCCAGAATCCGCACTCTGTCAGACAGTCTTTCAGAAGTTTCTGAAGATTATCGGTATCGGGTTTTGTGATTCGATATTCCCCGTTCTGATGCGTGCCTTTCGGGAACAGCCATTTGCAGACGAGCTGAACGCCCTCTGTAAACTGGAATTCCGGTCGGTGCGGAAGCAGATGTGATTTTAATTTTGCTTTGGCTTCTTTGAGTTCCGGTGGCTGATAGAAGACCGGCTTTCCGTTTCTGATACTGACCTTATGTTCCTGAGCGGTCACAGTCGGCGGAATCATCGGCATAAAAAATTCAAGTTTCATTCTGATTTTTTCCTTTCTGGCTTTCGCCTTTGTGAACAGGAAAGAATCACCGTCAAGGGGCTGGCTTTTAAGCCCCTTGCGGTTATTCTTGTTCACACACATGTTTTACCGCAATATATTTCTATATATTATATAGCCACTTGCGGTAATTTTTGCGGTAATCAGGTGTCAGGGGGTGACACGCCGGATAGTGCCGTTTTCGAGAGAAAGTTCTTTGCATTTTTTTACTCTGCGTTCTGCGGTATCTCTGCTGATGCCGAGGAATTCTGCAATATCAGTGATTTTTACAATACCGTCCACATTGACCATATCGAACGTATTCAGGAGTTCGGCAGTCTTGTCAGCCGATTTGGCTTTTGCCTGAGCGGACTGTTTTGCATGTCCTTTCTTTGCACCGTACTGACGGGGAGAAAGCTGGACATCAAGCTGTAAGTCTTTCAGGATTCCGGTTTTGTCTTCTTCATGCAGAGGGTATCTGAACCAGAGATTCTTGACCGGGAAACGGGGGAACTCTCGGAGCGTGCCTTCCATCCGCCAAGCGGTCATCTCTGAGACGTGCTTGTCAGATTCGATTAAAGCCGCCTGTAATGCCTGATAAGCTTCCTGATTTAAATTATCTATACAGTGTTTCAGCATGGCTGAACGGCTGAACGTATCATCCTGCGGAACGTCTGCCCAGACTTCCGGTGCGGATTCTTTCAGGAAATCACAACAGAGTTTTGTGGCATTCTGATTCTGAATCTGGGTGATGATTTCCGGCGTTAAATTCAAATCCGTCATATCTAATAACGCATCGGGGTCACGGGCGAACACGCCTGAACCTGACGCTCTGTCCATACTGCGCTTGCCGCCCTGTGCGCCCTTCGAGTGATGATGACAGTAAATCACAGCGCATTCGAGCTGATGACAGATTTTATCGAACTGATTGCAGAAGTTCGCCATCTGGTCGGCAGAATTCTCGTCGCCTGTGATAACTTTGTAAATCGGGTCGACGATAACAGCAAGATAATTCCGCTTTCTGGCGCGGCGAATCAGCTTCGGTGCGAGTTTGTCAAGCGGTTCGGAAACGCCACGCAAGTTCCAGATGTCAATTGCATTCAGATTCTGCGGCTGAAGCTGTAACGCCTGATACACATCTTTGAAACGATGCAGACAGGATGCCCTGTCGAGTTCGAGATTGACATATAAGACTTTACCCTGCGCACACTGCCAGCCGAGCCATTTTCTTCCTTCGGCGATGGCAATGCACAATTCAATCAGAGCGAAACTTTTTCCGGCTTTGGAAGCTCCGGCTAATAACATCTTGTGTCCCTGCCGGAGTACGTTTTCAATCAGCGGCGGCGCAAGTTCCGGCATATGTTCCCATGCCGAAGCCATACTCTCGAATTCCGGCAAATCGTCGGAAATGCCGTCGATATAATCTTTCCATTCGTTCCATGATGAAAATCCTATATTCGTTTCGAGCAGAAACTGTTTCTGTTCGCCGCGCATCACACCGGGCATTCTGGAAAGCCGGGACGGGTTCTTATTCTGACGGTCAACCTGCAAGCCGTTCCTGTCGCAGACCTGATAGAGAAATTCGACACGCTTCCGATATTCGTCATAATTTGCGGCATCGATTCTGACAATCGCGTGAAGGGATTTTTTTCCGGAGTAGACCAGCGCAGCAATCGGCAGCTGCAATTCATGCAAGATACCGTTCTGCTGTTCGATGGGGATTTTATCGGATTCGACTAGCGCGAAGCGGAATTCTGTGACATTCTCATTCTTCGCGCCTTTGCCGTCGAGCGGATTGAAGCGAATCCACGCGCCGCAGGACGGGTTCGGTGTTCCGAAAACGCTGTCGAAATCGCCCTGATATTTCTGTAATTCCTGAATCAGTTGTGAAGCTGTCCGGGAATAGCTTCCGGCAGTGGGGAGATATTTCCCGTCAGAATTCTGCCAGCATTCGGTGACATAGCCGACGAAATCATCAGGTTCAAAGAGTGTCTCCAGATATTTTGCAATTTGTTCTGCTGGATTCCAGTTATCCGGAATCATGATAGGTTTCTGCTCTGTCTGTTCAGGGGAAGTAATCTGATAATCATCATAATCAATGATATCATCCCAGTCGAGGGCTTTTCCGGCTCCGGAAGATTTCGGCATCCAGCCATTTTCCTTCGCCATGTGAACGAGCGTTCCGGCGGTGACGGGCGTGTCACAGTCGTCAAATGTGAGATATTTCTTTTCGCATTCGCCGGGATGATACCGCGCGGCATCCTGTGCCGACCACGCATCCCAGACGGAAGCATCATATCCGGAACGTTTCAGCGCAAGACCGACGTTCAGCCATTCCTGATAATCCAGTGTTGACGGGTTGATATATTCCAGTAATTCTTCAAGATTTTCGTTATCATAATTCATAGTTCATCACTCCGGAAGATAAGTTTCTGGGTTAATGTCCGCCGGAACGCCCTTCCAACCGAGTGCGGCAATTCGGGTAATCATAGCGGAAGCCTGTTCAAACGTCCAGTTTCCGACGTGCTGAAAGTCATAACGTTCGAGACAGCGAATCTGTTTCGGTGTGGCGAGTCCGGCAGAACGGCGATTTTCGAGATGTTTCAGAAGCAGGGAAGCTTTTCCGGCGGAATCGATTTCGTCCGGAAAGATACCGGCTTTTTCGAGAGATTGTTTCTGTTTTTCGGTAACGGGAGCAGATTCCCAGCCGAACGCCGGCACATAGCCGGATAAATCTTCTGACTGAATGCTCATCTCAAATTGGAGAGGGTCAACAAGCTTTCTTTTTCTGCCTTTCATTTCGCTGAGGGTTTTGGCGAGTGCGGATTCTCTCTGCGCAACGACAGTTTCGCTGGCTTCTTTTTCGACTTCTTCGAGATTCAGCGGACAGCCGGATTCTGCGAGTTTTTCCGTGATTTTGTCGGCGACTTCCTTGTTTTCGGCAATCAGGCAGGCAGGACGGCAGAGTTCATGCCGTTCGGTATGCCAGAGAAAATCCAGCAATAATAAATTTTCTTTTCCGGCAGAAAGCCGAGTTCCTCTGCCGACCATCTGAGAATACAAGCTCCGGACTTTTGTCGGGCGGAGTATTATCACGCAGTCGACAGACGGGCAGTCCCAGCCCTCTGTTAACAGCATCGAATTGCAGAGAACGTTATACTTTCCGGCATCGAAATCTTTCAGGATTTCGGCACGGTCTTCGGATTCGCCGTTGACTTCGGCGCACCGGAATCCATGCTGATTCAGAATATCTCTGAATTTCTGAGAAGTCTTGATTAACGGCAGAAAGACGACTGTTTTCCGGTTTTTACAATAATTCTGCATTTCGCCTGCAATCTGTTCCAGATACGGGTCAAGTGCGGAATCAATCTCACTCGCCTTGAAATCTCCCGCCTGAACGGAAACGCCTGTGAAATCAATCTTTAACGGAATCGTTACCGCCTGAATCGGACAGAGATATTTTTCATGAATCGCCTGCGGAAGCGTATATTCATAAGCAAGCGAATCGAACACTTTTCCGAGATTCTGCATATCACCTCTGTCGGGAGTCGCCGTCACGCCCAGAACTTCGGCATTCTGAAAATAATGCAGAATTTTCTGATAGCTGTCAGAAACGGCGTGATGCGCTTCGTCAATGATAATCACATCAAAATAATCATGCGCGAACTTTGCAAGCCGTGATTCTCTCATGAGGGTCTGCACGCTTCCGACAGTGATTCTGTACCAGCTCCCCAGACAAGACTGTTCCGCCTTTTCGACAGCACAGCCCAGACCGCAGGCATTGAGAATTTTATCAGAAGCCTGTTCCAGCAGTTCGCCACGATGTGCCAGAATCAGCACACGTTTTTTCTTCCGGACACATTCTTCGGCGATTTTGGCGAATACGATAGTCTTTCCGCATCCGGTCGGCAGGACTAACAGCGTTTTCTGAATGCCGTTCTCCCACTCGGAGAGAACGGCATGTTTTGCGGATTCCTGATACGGTCTTAAAGTTATCATAGAACTTATCCTTTCCAGTTCGGCTGATACGGCTTGAAGCTTGCAGGCTGACTTGTCAGAGGGGGTTCATAGAACTTGTCAATCTGATTTTTCTGATGTTCCTGCTGGTCATTGCCGACATACTTGTGAATGATGACTTTGCAAGTGCCGGTCTTGCCGATTAATTCGGGAGTCCAGCGCATCCGGAGCGGTTCGCCCTTCTTCTTCATGCCGACAGCGATAAAGAATTGTGATAATTTCCATTCCAGTTTGGAATGAAGCAGAAAATTTTCAGCAATCGTGACAGTATTTCCGTGATTGTCAGAGATTTCAAATTCCACAATGGCTTTCGGACAGGGCGGAATTTTCGCACTCCCCTCATGATGGGCTTTTGTGAAATTCGTGATTCTGAACGTGTAATCACCTTCCGGCAGAATCTCAAAACTGTTTTCGTTCTGAATTTCGTCATCCCAGCCGAGCACACCGCCCTGATTCTGATTCTGATAAGCCTGATTCGGATAATAATTTGCCATGATAAAAAACTCCTTTCAAGATTTAAAAAAATTAATCAAACGGCAGATAGTCAGCACAATTCTGCTGAACTGCCTGAAATACTTCCGGCCAGTTGGCGGTCAGCCAGTCGTGATAATCTTCCGGATAGTCCTGTAATTTCATATCCGCCGGAAAATATTTCCAGATTTCTGAGGACACATGCTGAATCTGTTCTGCATGGACGTTGTTTTCTTCCATCAGGTCAGCCAGCGCATCCGGAATGCCGGTCACTCTCTGATAGCCCTGTCCGATGGGCTGGAAATCATCAAGGCTTTCTTCCGGCTGAGCCTGCACGGAAATCCCCTGAGTTTCGGCTTTCTGAATCAGATTCTGCGCCGGAGAGCCGAACAGATGCGAAATGCTTTCCCATGCTAACGGCAGAACATCCGGCAGACCATAGCGGTTCTTGGCATCCCAGCAAGAATGATGATTTGTATACATCACACGCTCCTGACCGATTGCCTTGTGCTTCTTGCCGTCTTTGTCCGTGGCGATGACATTCGTCTTATAATTCAGAAAAAGTACCATATCCGCCCATTCTTTCACAAGCGGAGAAATCTGCGAGCCGGTTTTCTTCCCAAGCTTTAACTCCCAGCGGTCGAACTGCCCCATTTCTTCGGGGAGTTCATATTTTCTGGTCTGCGCGTGGCAGAGAATGACGACATGAATTCCCATCAGCGGAAGATTTTCGAGTTCTGTCAGGAAACGGGCGATTTCTTCCCGTTCGTAGACATAGCCGTTTCCGTAGCCGAAATCCTCAATCCCTTTTTTCTGATACTTCTCACAGAGGGCATCAATGCAGAGCTGTTCCGCCCAGTCGAACGTATCAATCACAAGCGTACCGCAGGAAGCACCGCCGTTCCGGATAAATTCGATTTCGTCTCTGAGCATCTGCCAGCTGGTGGGCTTCGGCAGACGGCGGACGTTCATGTTATCCGTACTGCCCTCGGTGTCGATAAAGACCGGATTCGGGAACTGACCTGCAAGCGTAGACTTGCCGATACCTTCCGCACCATAGATAGTTGTCTTGATACCTTTTCCGGTGACTTTTCCGGAAGTGATTTCAAAATTTGCCATGATAAAAAACTCCTTTCATTAATAGCTGAAAAATTAGATTTATTGTACGGTAATATACATTTTTTAAAAAAATTATTTATTCCAGCCGGGTGTATATCTCGGCGGAACGCTTTTGACTGGTTCTGTTTTTGACTGGATATAGCCGTCTTCTATGATGATACTGCATTCATCGCCCGTGCTGACACGGGTTGCAATCGCCTGTAAATGTTCAGATTCCAGCCATGTAGAAAAATCTTTCAGAGTCGCTATGTCCATTGCTTCGAGCCTGTCCAGAAGCACAAAACCGCATTCGGGCTTGATTCTGCGTACAATAGCGGTCGCCACTCTGAGCTGTTCTGCACTGCTCATGCAGTCCCATGCTTTGCCGTGATAGAGCAGTCTGCCGTCCTGAACGGAAAGCCCTTCGAGGGGCAAATCTGCATCATCAAGAAGTTTCTGACGGTTCTGCCGGATTTCTTCGATTCGGGAAGTCAGTTCCTCATACTGACCGGAAAGTTCTTCGGCTTCCTGCTGTGCCTGATTTTTTATCTGATTATCACGGATTTTCGCATTGATACTCTCGATTTCAGAAAGATTCTTTTCGAGTTCGGCAGTCGATTCGTCATGTAAATCCTGAGCGGATTTTTTCGCCTGATTCAAATCATATTCGGCTTTGGCATAGGCATGTTTTGCGGATTCCAGCTCCAGAAAAGCTTTCTGAACGGCATCTTCGCATTTTTTAAGATTATCCCGTAACCGCTGATTTTCAGCATTCTTCTGTAAAATCTTCTGCTGTTGAGCGATGAGTTCAGAAGCAGAAACGGGCTGTTCCGGAACGTCCGGCCATGTGGGCAGGTCGGCGGCATGTTTGCGTTTCTGGTCGGCAATCTGACCGATAGCACGCCGCTGATTGTAAAGCTGTGTCTCCTGCTGTTCCATTTGTGCAAGCTTATCGCCAACACCGATGATATTCAGCAGAATTGCTGATTTTTCTTTATCCGAAGCGTTCAGGAATTTCGGCAAATCAAGAGCCAGTTCACTGATAAAGCTGTCAAGCAACTGCTGACCGGATTTTTTCCCGTTCGGGTCGATAACTTTCAATGCAGAATTTTTTCCACGGCGTTCGACAATCAGACCATTGCTGAGAGTCGCACGCAGAATCGGGTCAGCGTAAGCACCTTCCCGTTTCGGATTTGACGGCTCGAATTTTTTACCGCCGAGCAGCCAGCAGATAGCATCCAGCACCGAGGTCTTGCCTTGAGCATTGTTCCCGCCGATAATCGTCAGGCCGTCCGGAGACGGTGTGAGCGATACGGCTTTGACACGCTTGACATTTTCAAGCTCCAGTGTATTGATTTTTACGGGCATGTGAATCATCCTTTCATAACATTGATATATTTCTGAACCGTCTGCTCTACTTCGGAAATTCTCTGATTTTCGTGATATTTCGCAACAAACGAGCAGATATGATTCATGGTATCATTGAGGGTTTTCAGATAGGCTCTGAACTCGGCACGGCGTTCGGAGAAGGTTTCGCCGTCAGAAGGTAACATTTCCTGCACCTGTGGTTTTTCAGCAAGCTTTGTTTTCAGCTCCTGATTTTCTGTTTTCAGTTTCTCATTTTCTTCTAGCACAAACGGGTCATTTTCAAAGACGGTATCACGGGGCTGATTTTCGAGTTCTGTAATCTGATTTTCAAGTTCCTGATTCTGGGCGGTTTTCTCTTTGAGCTTTGTCAGCAGGGTATCCTGACGGCGTTTTGCCCCTTCCCGGAACTCATCAAATTCGGCTTGTTTCTCCTGATTTTTCTTTGTCAGTTCTTTGATTTGCTTCTGCATTTCTTTGACAGAAACGGAATCAATATCAACTTTCTGAATCACTTCTTCTCTCTGGGGTTCGTCCAGTTTGGCAAGCAGATATAATTTTGTGACACCTAAATGTTGATTCGAGTCAACATTTTCAAGTTCAGCAATTTTAGCATATTTCATGGCCTGATGCCTCTTGATACCTACTTCCTTTTCGCAGTATTCCTCGAAATTCTGATAATTCAGCTCTTTGTAAAGCTTGTTATCACGCATTTCTTTCAAGCCCTTGCAGACCTCATAAAGCGATTCTTGTGCAATCTGTGCATGAGCCTTGATGTGATTGTTCAGCCTGACAGCTTGGGTATAGTCAGCACTCATGATTTCTGTTCCCGGCAGTTCCTCGAATTCTGTATCGTCCCAGTCAGATGCAATATCAGTACTTTCTGTTTCCAGATAGCCGTGTTCTTTCAGATGACGGCAGAATTCCTCACGATGTTCCGGACTCCATAAAGAAGCCGGATTGGAAACGCTTTCAGCAAGTTCTTCCGCAGTGCTGATGCCGTTTCTTCTTGCACAGGCAGTCAGCACAGCAGAAAGCCCGATTTCATCGAGTGACGTTCTCGGATAGATTGTCCGGTTCATAGCGTTCATGACTTCTGTATAGCAGTTTTCGCTCAGAGCATTCCGGAGAGTTTCATGTTTTTCAGGGTCATCCAGTACAGCCGTCAAATCTGCCTTGGACTTGATACCCTGACGGCAGAGCATATTGAACGTATGCACGGAAAGATTCAAATCTTCTAAATTCATACTTGACATTACCTCACTTTTGTGATAGAATTAAATTGGATTATTATTGTTTGTCCCCGTCCCCGACAGCAATCGGGGCAGGGATTTTTTTAATTGATTTCAGGCGGCTGATAGATTTCTTTTCCGCAGTGTGGACAGTACTTTGTCTTTGCAGGTGACAGCTTTCTGCAACGTGTACACTGAAAACTGCCGTCCTGTTCTTCCCAGAAAGCCGCTATTCTGTCATCATAAACCAGCTTCATTCCGCAGTCGCTGGCAGCTTCTTCGGCAACATCGCCGAGAAAATAAGCAAAGACTTCATCTAACTCCTGATATTCTTCTGTTACATCAAAGATGACCGCAAATTTATAATCCGGATAGTGCGAGTACAGCCAGTCATAGACCTTCTGAAAAGATTTTGCATTCTGAAAACGGATGGGACATCTGCCGTATCTGTCCTCGAATTCTCCATCCTCAATTACTTTCATAGAATCACTCCTTTTCGCAGAGTGTGCCGAGCGTCTGATAAATCTCAGAGAGCTCCTTTTCAGCATTATCACGGATAAGTTTCAGCTCGACAATGCGTTCCGTGACGGTTTTCAGAGATGCTTTCCAGTCCGGCGGAACGGCTTCGGATTCCTGATTCTGTACCGGCACTTTTTGAACAGAAGTTTCCGATTTTTTTTGGTGGCTTCGGCACAAGTGCGCCGTTATCAATCAGAATCTGACGGATTTCCTCAACAGAACATAAATTCTCATCTGCCAGAATTTTAATCTGATACTGTCTGTTCTTCGCCTGCCGATAACTCCGGCAGATTTCTTCGTTGGTCATCTGCATGTGAACGCTCCTTTCAGTCCAATAGTAGTATAAGCCTGATAGACTTCGCTCCACTGCATGATGACGACATCACATTCACCGTCAGTTTCATATTCCCACTGTCCGGCGATGTTTTCAGCATCTTCGAGCGTGTCTGCATCTCCGAGAATACCAGTATTCTCATACAGGTCAATGACACGATATTTTTTAGGCATCAGCTTCACCCCCTTTCAGTCTTCATAGGCGAGTAATTCGCCGTTGACAAGTTCCCACTGATTGCCAGCGCAGTCGAAACGGATGTAATTCCAGTCGGTGGCATCATAAAGCGGTTCACGGTGATAGGTATCTTTCACACGCAGACGATGATATTTATTGACTTCAAACGTCTGCACTTCACGGAGAATCTGAATTTTCTCCGGCATGAAGCCGAACAGCATGGAAAGATGTTCAATGGCTTCTTCATCGCTCGGAATTATCGCTGAATCGGATTCCACAAGTTTATTATAATCTTCCTGCTTCATGTTCGTGCCGGTATGTTCCGCAGGCTTCCAGTCAAGCTCCTTGTCGAGTTCTTGCTGAAGCTTGTCGGCTCTTACCTTTTCAGCATTCAGTTTCGTTTCCAGCTTCCCGATTTCAGCAGCTGCCTGATTTTCTCTGTTCAGTTCCAGCTTGTTGATTTCTCTCTGAATGCGTTCTGCCAGACAGTCAGCGTTCATCAGATACGCACGGCAGAAATCGTGCTTGTCCTCTTTGGATTCGCTGTAGAATCTCTCAATTACAGAATACTGGTTCGCTGACGGATAAATCCCCGTCAGATTTTCAAATTCACTGATTAACATAATTAAATTACCTCACTTTCATAAATTCTCTAAAAATCCTGTCACAGTTCTTTTTGCGGATTCTGCGGTTCTTTCCGTATCTTGCAAGATGATGGATTCTTCCGGAGATTCTGCCGTGCTGTACGAGGATTCCAGCCATTCTGTCAATGACTCTTGCGATAAAACCGCTGAGAAAGTTTCTGAAATTTCTCCATGTGTTCAGAATTCCGGATTCGCTGAATCTTCTGAAAATTGCGTTCTCCATGTTGTTCACCCCCTTTGCTGAGTTTCTTCACGCTCGGCAATCCAGCGCATCAGCGGTGTCATCTTTCAAGGAGCTGTTCCGGCTCAATCTGCAATAATTCGCAAAGCCGTCCCATTTCATCAGTACTCATATAATAAGTATTCTTTCTGTTCCGCAAGTCTTTCACGCCTAAGCAGGCGGAAATCATCTCGTCAGAAATGCCCCGAATAGTTTTCCACTTCATCAGGTTTGCCCAGACGATAAGGGGCAGAGGGACTTTCTTGATTTTCATCATCTCATATCCTTTCAGTTTTCAAGATTCTTCTGTTTGGTTCTGCTGCTTTCGCCTCTTATCAGCTCTCTACTTGTCGTTTCAAGCGTTTCAGCGATTCTGTCACCAGTAATCATGTCCGGCAGTCTGATTCCCATTTCATAGAGTGAAATTGCCTGTCTGGAAATGCCGACACTTTCAGCAAGCTGTTCTTGAGTCAGACCTTTTTCAAGACGTATCTGTTTCAGATTCTCGGATAATGCCATGTTATCACCTCACTTTTCTGAAAAATTCTTGACTTTTACCGTGTTTTATGCTATAATAATACTAAGTAGAATATTATATCTGCTTGTTTTTATATTTCTCTTTGCTACTCTGTAGCATGGTTATAGTATAACATGTAAATTTGCAATTGTCAATATAAATTTACGTTTTTCATTTAAATATACATATTTCAACATGTTTAAATATGCATTTTTAATAAAAATGCATATTTACATAAAGGAGTGATTAGCATGAAAGATTATGATACTGAAATTGCACAAAAAAGAATAGAGGTACTCTGCGCTCAAAAAGGCACTAAGCCTACAATAGTTGCAAGAGAAAGCGGTGCAGGAGCAAATTCTATTGCAAATTTAAAGCGCGGTTCAATGCTTTCTGCTGATAAACTTGCTAAAATTGCAGATTATCTTGAATGTTCTGTAGATTATATTCTCGGCAGGACAGATGAGCCAATCCAAACAATGAACAATGTTTCTGTCAGCAATCCGCAGAACTTCAACGGAACACAGAACAACGGCATCATTCAGACATCTGATGAAAAAATCAGTTCTGATGATGAGCAACTTCTTGAGATGATAAAATCACTGGATTTGATAGAGCGTTCAAGAATCATTGTTATGATTGATGAAATGCGGAAAGGAGCATGAATATGAGCTTTGAGGAAGATTTTAAAAGCTATCTGAAACGATTGAAAAAAATGGCAGTTCAGCTCCCAGATTTGACAGAAGAATCTACAAAGACCGCTCTCATCATGCCGTTTTTTTCCATGCTGGGATATGATGTATTTGATGCCTCTGAATTTATGCCGGAGTTCACTTGTGATGTTGCAACCAAGAAGGGTGAAAAAGTTGACTATGCGATTCTCAAGGACGGCGAACCGGTCATTCTGATTGAGGCGAAACGTGCCGGAATGAAGTTGCAAAAGCAACAGCAAGGACAGTTGTACCGCTATTTTTCAGTAAACAGATGCAGAATTGCAGTTTTGACAAACGGAATCACGTATCAGTTCTTCAGTGACCTGAACGCTCCGAATATTATGGATGATGAACCGTTTCTTTCTTTCAATCTTCTGGAAGATGACCCAGCACTGTATACTTCAGCAGTCAGTCAGTTCTGTAAGGATAAGTTCAATATCAAAAATGTAATCTCAAAAGCAGTATTTCAGAAATACTCCAAAGTTGTACAGAAAACACTGAAAGAAGATATGATTTTTCCAAGTGATGAACTGGTAAAATATTTTCTGTCCAGACCGGAAGTCAAGACAGGAAGCCGAATCACTTCGCAGATGATTGAAAAATATCGTGAAGCTACGGCGGAAGCGATGCAGAAAATATTCAATCTTTCAGCAGAAGAATTTCAGGCAGATATAAATCCTGTTTCTGAAGGGGCAGAAACGATTGAAGCTCCCGTTGCATTACCAGAACCGAAAAATCCTGTCACATTGGAAACTATTTCTGAAACAATTCAGAAAATAGGTCAGAATGAGATTCCGGATTTTAGATGTCAGACAGAAGATACACCGGATTTTTATAAAATACATATTCATACAACAAACAGCCGAAAAATGGGTGTTGTCAAGATTTCAAAGTCTGATTTGTCAATTCAGTTCAGAGAACTCGGAAACGGTGCACCGATTGTGCATGAATTACAGTCAGCGGAAGAATTCCGCAGTCTGGTAGAAGGAGAATCTGCATGACACTCAAAGAAAGGGCGGAACAGGTTTTCAATCAGCTTGATGAAGAAGAACTTGAATTCTTTCTCTTTACTTTTGAAAGTCCGTGCTCCGAAGGAACTGCAAGAAAACTGACATACAGCGAACGGATAGCTATGTTGCTTTCCAAAGCCGATGAATCCGAAGAAACAGAAAAACAAAAAATCCACGCCAAAGCGTGGGAGAAAGGAACTATTTTATGGAAGACATAAACAAAGAAATAAAGTAAAAATATTGCAAATTCTTTTTTGTCATGTTATAATAAAGAAAGGGGAATATATCATTTTATGAAAAAAATAGAAGATGGGAAATTATTGTATCATCTGACAACATTAGATGTATTTGAATCTATAGTAATACATGGCTTAATGTCTCGGAATGAATTAAATGCAAGACATTTAGATTTTGTAGACACTGCTAATCATGATATTCTAAGTGGCAGAGAAAGACTCAATTTATCTCATTATGTTCCTTTTCACTTTCACATTCATACGGCTTATGATACTGCTGTAAAAAACACTTATACAGATAAAGAATTTATTTATCTTTGCTTAACAAGAGAATATGCTCGCAGTCATGATTTTCTTATTTTGCCAACTCATCCGACCTCTACTGAATTACCGGAATTATATTCTTATGATGAAGGCTTTTTAAATATTAATTGGAATATTATGAATCTCAAAAAGAACGATGAATTTCCGGATGATGTTACAGAGCGCAAACGCACTTTAGTCAGAATGGCGGAATGCCTGTCACCTAATCCGATACCAATAGGAGATTTTCAATCTATCAGTGTCAAAAATGTCGATTTAATGGATAAAGTAATAAAAATCCTGCGTCGGCATAAAGTTGCTCATCCGCCTTATGTTGATATAAAACCAAATTATTTCTAAAAAAGCAGGAGGGAGAGAATATGTTCAAGTTTGTTACAGGTGACTTGTTACAGTCAGATGCCTATGCTTTAATTAATACTGTCAACTGTGAGGGATATATGGGCAAAGGAATTGCCTATCAGTTCAAATTACGTTTTCCTGAAATGAACATTGAATATATGAAAGAATGCAGAAATCACAGGTTGACTCCCGGAAAGTTATACTGCTATCAGACAGAGAATAAATTTATCATTAATTTCCCTACCAAAAATAAATGGAGAGAAAAATCTAAAATGGAATATATTATCTCTGGTTTGGATGAACTTGTAAAAATAATAAAAATGCAGAAACTTCTTTCTGTTGCTATTCCGCCTCTTGGATGTGGAAATGGTGGATTAACATGGAGTGAAGTAAAGACTATCATCATTGAAAAATTAAGTGTAATAAGTGATGATGTTGATGTCTATATTTATGAACCGTCCCGAAATTATAAAACAGTCTCTTCTAATGAACCGCAGTTGTCTTTATCTGCATTGATATTGATGAATATCAAATTTAATCTTCAGAAAGACAAATTCAATAAAATCGGTTTGCAAAAAACTGCTTATTTTATGAATGTTTTATCAAGTACTGAATATTTTCATTTCAAAAAAGAAAAATATGGCCCTTTTGATTATTCAATAGAAATTATTTCAAAAAATATACAAGAGTTTCAAAAATATTATGGTGTTCAAACTACAAAAGAAGCTTATGATATATTGATAAAAAAAATAATAAGTCAACCAATACAAGAAAAGTTAGATTTTTATATGCCATTTATCATAGAAGCATCAAAATTCACCAATCAATGTACTACTACTGAAGAAGTAGAAGGAGCCGGCACAGCATTGTTTATTATTCAACAAAATAAAACTATTGAAATAAATGATATTATTCTGCAGTTTAAGCAATGGTCTGATGACAAAGCAAAACGTTTTTCAAATGATGAAATTAAAAAAGCTGTTATTTCTCTTGAAACATTTGGATTTATTGAAAACACATTATACGGATATCAAATCAAATCGTAAGTTTAGTAAAAATAAAAAATCCGTCCGCTGGAAAACGGACGGATAAAATAATATATAGGGGGAATTGTTATGGCAAAAGCAAAGAAACTGCCTTCTGGTAACTGGAGAGTGCAGGTCTATGCCGGAAAAGATGAAAACGGAAAGAAAATCATGAAGTCATTCACTGCGCCGACCAAACGGCAGGCAGAAGCAGAAGCGGCTATGTATCTGGTAGCTAAAAAAGAATCTGAAAACAGTGAAATCACTGTCGGTCAGGCGATTGACAGCTATATCAGCGCAAAAGAAAATGTGCTGTCTCCAGTGACAATCCGGTGTTACCGGAAGTATCGGGAGAAGTGGCTGCAAGGTCTGATGGATATTCCTGTTTCTGAACTGAATGTGATGCTGGTGCAGAATGAAATCAATCAGGAAGCCCGTCATCTGTCGCCGAAGTCTTTACGGAATGCTTATGGCTTGCTTTCCGCCGCCGTCAGAATGCACTGTCCCTCGATGATACTGAATGTGACACTTCCGTCAAGAGAACATAAAATCAAGGAATTGCCAGAGCCCAGAGAGGTCATACAGGCGATACAGGGAACTGATGTAGAGCTTCCCTGTCTGCTTGCCTTGTGGCTGTCGCTGAGGATGTCAGAAGTCCGAGGCATCAAGTACAGCGACATCAGCGGAAACGTCCTGACGATACATAGAACAATAGTGACATTTGACGGTCATCATATTGAGAAAAATCAGACAAAGACATATAACAGTACCCGTCAGCATGTACTTCCTGAGCGGATTCTGGAGCTTATCCGTCAGCAGAGAGAATCTGCTGATTGTGATGAGGATTATGTTATCACATCATGCGGACAGACTATCTCAAAGAAATTTATCCGACTGCTGGAAAAAAATCATGTCAAGCGGATGACATTTCATGAACTCCGGCATCTGAATGCCTCAGTCATGCTTCAGCTCGGTGTGCCTGACAAATATGCAATGGAACGGGGCGGATGGTCTACCAATGAGACATTGAAAACAGTCTATCAGCATACATTTACAGAAAAACGGCAGGAAATCGACAGGCAGATTAATCGTTATTTTGACAGCATCTATGACGAAATTTCACACGAAATTCCACATGACAGCTAATAAATCCGGAAACAGCGTCTAAAAAAATAAGTTCGAATCCCACTCTCTCCGCTTTTAAAAAATCCCTGAATTATGTGAAAGTACGTAATTCAGGGATTTTTGTTTGTATTTTCTGTGGAATTTTTCTTTTTTCTCACATGTCAGATAACACAATTCAGGGAGTTTCTGTTTTTCAGATTATTTCTCTGTAAGAATGCCGGAAAATATTTTTCCGTCTTTCAGGGCTGTTATTTCGATTGTTTCTTTCTGGATTTCCACAGTTTTTGAAAATCCATTCAGACCAGCATTCCGAATCAGTGCCGGATAATCGACATAACATTCATTCAAATCCACCTTGCCGGAAATGCCTGGCACAGAACCGGATTCTGACTTCTGCCATATTCCGAACCGTCCGGAATAGTTTGTCTTTGCTACACCGTAATGCGCTACCCAGACGGCATATCTTTTCCGGATTGTTTCTGTAAAACAGTTTTCCAGATGCGATTTGCTGGAATACAGTCCGGCGAAATATCCGGCTTTTTCAAGAATATCAAGAAAAGATTCCGCCATTTCGGAGCATTTTTCTCTGCCGAGTGCAATTTGAGAAGCTTCTTCAAAGTCCAGATATACCGGATATTCAAACTGTTTGCCTTTTATCGCCTGTAAAAAAACTTCTGCTTCTGTCTGGATTTCCGGAACGGAATTCGCATAGGAATACCAATAGCATCCGACAGGGATTCCGGCAGATTTTGCGCTGGAATAGTTCTCCTCGAATTTCTTGTCTTTTTGAGAAATCAGTTTTCCGAATCCGGCACGGAGAATCACGAAATCCACCTGACCAGAATTCTTGATTTTCTCCCAGCCGACAGAGCCGTTATGATAAGAAATATCAATACCGTTCAGCATAATTCCAATCCTTTCTGAGTTATCATTCTTCTTTGAGATTCATGACAGCAGAGAGTCCGGCGGAAACTGCCGAAATCCCGATGCCGATTAAAGTTGTTTTCAGAACGGCTTTATCCGCCGACCAGTCTACATTAGGGACAGCAACTGCCAGATAGCCGACTGCCGATTGCAGAGCCGTCCGGAGTGCTCTTTTGA